CTGCTGGTTCAGGATTTTTAAATGTTCCTACATTTGATAATGTATCTGATTTAAGTAATGCAAATGGTTTTACAATTGCTTTAGGTAAAATAGATTCATCAGGAAATGTTACTGGAGCAACAACTTCGGATACTTTAACTAATCCAGTAAATTATTTTTACATAACAAGTACTAGTAATGCTACATCAGGTAATGTAGAAGGTGGTGGACAAAACTGTTCAGCAGGACCCGTAACATTGGAGGCATTATAATATGGCATATACTTTAGCAAATTTAGAAGACGATATTAGAAATTTTACAGAAGTTAGTTCTAGTGTTTTAAGTACTTCTATTCTTAATACTTTAATTAAGAATGCAGAAAACAGAATTTATAGAGAAATAGATACAGACCAAAATGTTTTTTACGCAACATCAAATGCTATTATTGGAAACAGATATGTAACTATTCCGGCTGATTTAAGAGCAATTAGATATGTACAATTTAAAGATCAAGCTGGAAATCAATATTATTTAGAGCAAAGAGATACTAGTTTTATGGCAGAATACTATTCTACACCTGGAACTGCAGCTGTAGATATACCAAAATATTATGCTAATTGGGATGAAGAGTTTTGGGTAGTAGCCCCAACACCTGATAAAACTTATGAAATTACTATATCATACGATAAAGAACCAGAAACTATAACAGACACTACAAGTAGTCCCGCTCCAGCAACAGTTGGAACATATTTATCAAATAAATATCAGGATTTACTTTTGTACGCTTGTCTGGTAAATACATTTGGATACTTGAAAGGCCCGCAGGATATGTTACAATACTACCAACAGGCTTATACACAAGCAATTGAATCGTACGCTATCGAGCAAATCGGTATCAGACGCAGAGACGAATATCAAGATGGTGAAGTTCGCGCTCAACTTAACGTTAAACCACCATCAAGTTAATTAAGGAGATAAAAGAATATGGCAAACATAATCCCATTTAGTTTTAGAGGTGCTCTATTTGAAGCTAATCATAATTTTAAAGCTTCAGGTGGAAACACTTTTAAATTTTCTTTATACACAACTAATCCTTATTCAACATCATCAACAGTATATCTAGCAGGAACTGGAAACGGTGAAGTAGATACTACAGGTGGAACTAACTATTCTGTAAAAACATTAACAAGACTTGGAGTTGCATCTAGTACAGCTGTTGCTTCAGTTGACTTTGATAATGTTACATACAGTAGTGCATCTTTCACTGCAGCTTTTGCAGCAATTTACAATACAGATACAGTTGATGGTACAGCAAATAGATTAGTAGTGGTTTTAGATTTTGGTGGAAACAAGACAGCAACGAACGGTACTTTTACTGTTACGTTCCCTGATCCAACTACACCTGCTAATGCAATTATTAGTATGAGTTAAGGAGAAAATTTATGGCGTTGGTAATAAACGACAGAGTAAAAGTAACGAGCACAACTACTGGTACAGGTGCAATGGCACTTGGAGCAGCAGTAACTGGTTTTGAAACTTTTGCACAAGGTATAGGAAACAGTAACACGACTTACTATTGTATCTTTAATCAAGGTACAACAGAGTTTGAAGTTGGACTTGGAACATTAGATGGTACAAGTGCAAACTTAACTAGAACTACAGTTATCTCCAGTTCTAATTCAGATGCAGCTGTTAACTTTGCAGCAGGTACAAAAGATGTATTCTGTACTTTACCAGCAAGTAAATCGGTTTACCTGGACGCAACAGGAACACCAGTAGGAGCAGCGTCAGCTGGCTTTGCATTAGCAATGGCGGTTGCATTATAAATAGGAAAAAAATATGGCACAAGATTTTAGAAACAATTTACAAAGAAACGTTGGTACATCACCAGTCACTTTAATTACTGCTGGAGACTTTGATGCTGTTATAGGTATTAGAATCTGTAATACTAACGCTTCAACTGTTTTGGCTAGTTGTCAGATTGTAAATGGCGGAAACGATCACTTCATTGCAAAAGAAGTTAGTGTTCCACCAAACTCTGCAATCGAACTAATTCAAGGCGGTGCAAAAATTGTTTTAGCAAATGGTGATGTACTTAAAGCTCAAAGCAACACTGCTTCGTCTTTAGATATAGTTACATCATTTATTGATACAATTAGTTCGTAGGAGGAATTATGACGGCAATAGTAAATGGAATCCAATACATCGGAGGCGGAACGGCTCCAAATGAATTTATACCAAATCAAGCAGGTACGATTGATGGTACACAAACTGTCGAGAACGGTGTTCTTGCAGGACCTATCACTATACCTGGTACAGTAACAGTAACAGGGACTTTAGTAATAGTATAATGTCAAAAATAGAAGTAGATGCAATTGATAAACAAAGTGGTTCAACCTTAACTTTAGGTGGATCAGGCACAGCAGTTACACTTGCGTGCGGCGCTACTCAAACAGGTTTTGGTAGAACAGGGACTGTTGATTGGAATACAACACCAAAGACAGCAACTTTTACAGCAGTGTCTGGAGATGGATTTTTTGCAAACACATCAGGTTCAGCTTTTAATATGAATTTACCAGCAGGTTCTGCTGGAGCCATAGTGTCAGTTGCAGATTATGCAGGCACTTGGCAAACGAATAATTTAACAGTTGTACCAAATGGTACTGATAAAATTGGTGGAGCAACTGGTAATATAGTTTTAGACACAGAAGGTCAATCAGTTACATTTATATTCGTAGATTCAACACAAGGTTGGATTAATACAATGGATTCTACATCTAATGTAAGAGCAAATGCGTTTATAGCAGCTACAGGTGGAACTATTACAACTTCAGGAAATTGTAAAATTCATACTTTTACAGGACCTGGAACTTTTACTGTAACTGCAACTGCTGCTTGTGCTACTAGGAATATAATGTCTCACGTAATAGTAGGTGGAGGTGCAGGTGGAGGTGTAAAAAGAGGCGGCGGTGGAGGTGCAGGTGGTTATAGAGAAGTTAAAAATCCTGTTACACCTTATACGGCAAGTCCATTAGACGGTTATCCAAGTGCTCCTAATAGAGTAACAGTTACAGCAACAAGTTTTCCAGTAGTAGTAGGTGGAGGTGGAACAGCAGGAGTAGCAGCAAGTCCAATTTGTAATCCTGCGAGTACAGCCAATACAAATGGTGTTGCTTCAAGTTTTGGTGGAATAACAGCAGCAGGTGGTGGAGCTGGAGGTGGAACAGGAACTCCTACAGGTGGTGGGGCAGCTGGAGCATCAGGTGGTGGTGGAGTACACGAAATGAGTGGTAGACCAGGCCCAGGAGCAAATCCAGGTGGAGCAGGTAACACACCCCCCGTCAGTCCAGCACAAGGTTTTGCTGGTGGAAACGCGTGTCAACCTGAACCAGCAGGACAAGGTGGTGGCGGTGGTGGAGCATTAAATGCTGGTGTAAATGGAGGCGATGGACAAGGCACTCCTGCAGGTGATGGTGGAGGCGGTGCAACAAGTGAAATTAACGGATCTCCAGTAACAAGAGCCGGAGGTGGAGGAAGTGGTGCTAGACCAAACGGCAGACAAGGTCAAGGAGGATCAGGTGGTGGTGGACCAGGAGCTAATAATGCCCCTAAACCAAATGGTGATCCTGCAAGTAATGGAACTAATGGAACAGTTAATACTGGCGGTGGAGGCGGTGCAACAGCAGATGCGCATCCATCAACTTCAGGAGCTGGCGGATCTGGTATAGTAATAATAAGGTATAAATTTCAATAATTATGACAAGTAAAATTAAAGTAGATAATATAAATAAAGTTTCAGATGATTCAAACATCATCAAAAAATGTGGAACAACTACTACAATCGGATCAGGAGCAAGTAATCCAATTGTTGTAGATGGATCTGCAGTTACATTAGGTCGTTGTGGTGGTACAGTTGCTTTAGCATCAGGTGCAACACAGACAGGATTTGGTAGAACGGGGGCAGTAGATTGGCAGACAACTCCAAAGACAGCAACATTCACTGCAGTTAGTGGAGAAGGTTATTTTTGTAATACAAGTGGTGGGACATTTACAGTTAATTTACCGGCAGGTTCTGCTGGAGCAATTGTTTCTCTTGCAGATTACACAAGAACTTGGCAAACAAATAGTTTAACAGTATCTCCAAATGGATCAGAAAAAATTGGTGGAGTACCTGCAGACGCTTCATTATCTACTGAAGGTCAATCAATAACTTTAGTTTATGTAGATGGAACTGAAGGATGGATAAATGTTCAAGATTCAACTAGTGCTATTTCAGGTTTTGTAGGACTTACAGCAACTGGAGGAACAATAACAACTTCTGGTAATTTCAAAATTCATACATTTACAGGTCCTGGTACTTTTCAAGTTACTGCTTTAGCAAATTGTAGTAGTGATGACAGTTTAGATTATTTAGTAGTAGCCGGTGGTGGTTCGGGAGCAACTCAACACTCTGGTGGAGGTGGAGCAGGAGGCTATAGAACTTCTTTTTGCGCACCAGCAACACCTATAACAGCTACCGTAGCAAGTTTTCCAATAACAGTTGGAGCAGGTGGTGCACAACCTGGAACAGGATCTGGTCCATCTGTTCCTACAAATCCAGGGAACAATTCAGTTTTTTCAACAATAACATCAACAGGTGGTGGAGGTGGAGGAAGATATCCTGATGGAACTGGTACAGCTGGTGGATCAGGTGGTGGTGGTGCTTCTGATAGTGGTTCAGGAGGAGCAGGAAATACACCTTCTACACCTGTATCTCAAGGTAATACTGGAGGAAATGGCGCATCACACAACACTGGTGGTGGTGGTGGCGGAGGCGGCGGCGGTGGAGCTGCTGTAGGTGTTAATGCTATTGCAGGTCCAAGTGGTGGAGCTGGAAATGGTGGAGCTGGCGCACAAAATAATATATGTGGAAATAACTATTACTGGGCTGGTGGTGGAGGTGGAGCTGTCATTGATTCAAAAACTAGTAATGCATACGCTGGAAACGGTGGAATAGGTGGTGGCGGTGGTGGCGCTAATAAAAGAAATTCTGCTGGAGGAGCTGGTGGTGGTTCAGCAATAAATTCTGGAACTGCAGGAGGAACTCAACCTTCCCCTACTCCAGGTGGTCCTGCTGCTGGTGGTGCTGGTGGTGCTAATTCTGGTGGTGGTGGTGGTGGTGGTGGAAGTGATACAGGGGATGCAGGTGGAGCTGGAGGTTCAGGTATAGTAGTAATAAGATATAAATTTCAATAGGTAAAAATTATGAGTGAAGTAAAAGTAAATAAAATTAGTCCACGATCCGGAACAGAAGTAACGCTAGGAGATAGTGGCGATACGTTCACAATTCCTAGTGGTGCAACAATTAATAACCAAGGTACAGCAACAAACTTTGGTGCAACAGGTTC